CTAATAGTTACGTCTAAAATATCTATAACATCTGTTCCTAAACTATAACTATTTGTGCTTTGTGTAACAGTTTGTGTGCCGGTTTCGATAGTCCATTGATTTAAACCTCTGTTTGCCCACTCGGCCAACATAAGATTAGCAGACCTTATAGCAGTTTTAAGATCATATCCAGTACGTAGTTCTAAACCACATCTTTCATATGCTTCTTCAACAAACTCTGTTATATCTGGCTCAAAGTTTGTACTGCCTGATGTTGCCATTTTTAGTCCTCATATAAATTATTAAATGTAATAGAAGGGTCTAAATAACTTTCATGACCTTCAGCAGAATGTGCCCATTGTGACGGTTTAAAGTCTGGAGCACCTTCGCCAGTCACCCATAAAGCAGGGCTTGTAGCTCTTACTCTATTGTTAGGTAAAGCAACTAGATTACCTTTCCAATT